CAGACACATTGCAATACACATACAACCAATCTTATGAATCACCTGCAATTGGTGAAGAATTAGGCGGCCAACTTTTAGCGGCAGGTAAATCAGCCGTAGATGCATATAAAACTGGTGGTGGTGCCGATGCGGTTGCAGCAGTTATAAAAGCAGGTGGTGGAGCCGTAACTAAAAAAGTGGCCAATGCTGCACTAGGTACAACTGGCGATTTATTGTTTACTGCTGCCACAGGAACAGTTTCAAATCCTATGTTGGAGATGATTTACAAATCTCCAAATTTTAGAACATTTCAATTTGATTTTACATTTTATCCGAGAGATGAAAAAGAAGCACTTGAAGTGCAACGAATCATTGAAAGATTTCGTTTTCATCAAGCACCAGAATTAGCATCTGCACAAAACTTTTTAATTCCACCTTCAGAGTTTGATATTAAATTTTATTACTCAGGTGCTGAAAATCCAAACATTCCACAAATTGCAACTTGTGTGATGACAAATTTAGATGTTAATTATGCACCAAATGGTTGGTCTGCATATGAAGTTCCTGGTGAAAACAATCCTTCTGTTGGTCGCACAGGTATGCCAACTGCGATTCAAATTACATTACAGTTCCAAGAAGTTACATATCTCACCAAGAAAGATTTTGATTTTGATAGAGCATCAACTAGCACACTAGCGAATAAACGATAATGTCAAGATTTTTTAATTACTTTCCCAAAACTCTTTACACATCAAATAACCTAACCGCAGGTGTTGATACTGTAACAAATATTATAGCACGATTTGGTTTTGAATCGACACTAAAAAACAATTCAGCCGCATTTTACAAATATAATATTCAAGAGGGTGACACACCAGAAATTATTGCATCAAAGTATTATGATAATCCTGAGAGACATTGGATTGTTCTGTTGTTTAATGATATCATGGATCCTCAGTTTGATTGGCCTTTACAATACCAACCATTCATTGATTATGTAAATACAAAATATTCGGCAAACAATTATGCGGATACTGCGAATACAGGTGTTACAGGATTGGCTTGGTCAATGAATGTAAATAATGTTCAAGCATATTATAAAATTGTAACACGAACAAACTTTGATGATATTTCTATTGTTGAAAAACTTGAGGTCGATGCAAACACATATGCAAATGTAGGCGCATCAACAACTACTTATACCTTACAAGATGGTTCAACCATTACTCAAAAAGTTACAAAAGAAACAAAAACTTATTATGACCATGAACAAGAATTGAACGAAGAAAAAAGAGAAATAAAACTTATAAAGCCAGAATTTGTTCCTCAAATTGAAAAAGAATTTAAAAAAGTAATTAAATCGTGAGTTTATCTGTTCAAAAATCTACTCAGTTCAAAGTAAATGAACTAACGATTGTGACTAAAGCCGGTCCAATTGACATTACAAAAATTTATGAAGAATTGAATATTTTTGATTCGATTCTTATGCCGGTTATTAGCGGCAATATTTTAATAAGAGATTCTGTTGGACTTTCAGGTAAACTATTGTTCGATGGTTCGGAAAGTCTGTTGATTGACATTGTAAAAGATGAAAAGAATCCAGACATTGCCAATTTCCATAAATCATTTCGAATCTATAAACAAGCAAATCGTAGAAATGAAGGATTGAATTCCGAATCTTTCACACTACACTTTGTTGCAGATGAATTGATTTTCTCAGACCAACAAAAGATTAATCAATCGTATCAAGGCACATATGCAAAGGTGGTTGGTAAAATACTTACAGATTATTTGAAAGTTTCTGAAAACAACTTAGGTGGTTTTTATGAAGAAACAGTAGGTGTGCGAGACATTGTAATACCAAATTTAAAACCATTAGATGCAATTGATTGGTGTGCAAAAAGGTCTGTTGATAAGAAACAATCACCAAACTACATGTTTTTTCAAAATTTGACTGGATTTAACTTTGTCTCTTTATCAAAATTATTGACACAAGAAGATTTGTTAAATGTTAAATTTGAACCTAAGAATCAGTCAAAAGCATCGGGTGGTAATCCACTTTCAGAAATCAGTTCGGCAAGAGCTTTAGAAGTTGTTGCACAAACAGACATGATTGAAAAAACGAGGTCTGGTGTCAATGCAGGTCAGTTCATTGGGTTTGACCCATTGACAAGAACGACTGCCAAAAAACAAATTGGTTTTGGTGATGTGTATGCAGGAATGGACCATGCAAATGACAACGCAAATCAATCTGTGATTGTTAATCGTGCAGGTGTAAGTAGTACCGAAGCCTACGATTCAAAGAAAACAATGGCAAACTTTGATGCAGCTAAACAGTTGAGTAACTACATTAAAAAAGTTGAACCTACATTGGCATCAAAATTAGATAACATTGAAAACTGGTTGTTTCAAAGAAAAGCAATCATTAACAATTTAATGGGTAAAAGAATTAAACTTGTAATGCCAGGTAACTTTCAATTAACATCAGGTTTCAACATCAATCTCGAAGCACCAAACTTTGGTAAAAAAGAAAAAGGTGGAGACAATGATGACCCAAGTATTAGTGGTAAATACATCATTGTAGGTTCACGCCAAATTATAGGTTACGATAAACACGAAACTATTATTGAAGTTGCTACAACATCAACGAACAATGATTTTATACCTGTAAGTGACGCAAGACAAAACCAAGAAATTTTAGAATATTAATATGGAACAACAAGATAAAGATTTTGCTGGTAAAGGTGGGTTTAACTGGTGGTTTGGTTTTGTGGAAGACCGAAAAGACCCAATGAAGTTAGGTCGTCTTAAAGTTCGTGCAGTAGGTTGGAACGCAGATAACAAAATGCAACTACCAACTGATGCATTACCTTGGGCTCAAGTTGCGTTTCCTGTAAATCACAGTAACACATATGCACCAAAAGAAGGTGATATGGTTTTTGGTTTTTTTGTTGATGGTGAAATGGCACAACAACCAATTGTTCTTGGTGTTTTTTCGAGTATTCCATTAAAAGCATCAAACATTCAAGAACCATTTAGCGACCCAAGAACAAACGAAGAACTTACTAATGCACCAAGAGCACCTGAATCAAAAACATACAAAACTGATGGAACAGGTATTGAGATTACTGAAAAATCAAAAGCCAATAACTATCCATTAAATTTAGATGAACCAACAACATCAAGACTTGCAAGAAACGATTCTGATACAATCACCAAAACTTTCATACAAGAAAGAAAAGATAATAAATTAACAGGTGTTCCAACTGCAACATCAACATGGAACGAACCAGAAACAAAGTATGGTGCGGTCTATCCTTATAACAATGTTATGGAAACAGAATCAGGTCACATTGTTGAATATGATGACACACCAGGTAAAGAACGAATTCACATTGCACACCGAAATGGTAGCTTTACTGAATGGTATCCTGATGGTGACAAAGTAGAAAAGATTACAAAAGACAAATACACTATCGTTATGAAAGACGATAATGTTTACATTATGGGTGATTGTAATATTACTGTTCAAGGCAATGCAGAAGTTTATGTGCAAGGTAATGCCGATATGAAAGTTGATGGCAATATGAACATGACTGTTGGAGGAAGTTTTACTGCTGATGTTGGCGGAACAACTTCTTGGACTTCTGGTGGAAATTATAGTGTTAATGCACCAAGAATTGATTTGAATTAATATGTCGCATGAGTTTGTTGTTTTGTTGAATGGTAAGTTAAAGACATATACGAAGTATGAAGATATACCCGAAAGATTTGATAATGTCATTCGGTTTATACCTAAAATACCTGAACCACCACATACACATGAACAACACGAAGAAATTGATTCGTGGAACGAAAGATTACAAGAATTAATGAAAAGAGAAACAAATGGCGATTAGTATTGTTGTTTCTCCTGCAGGAGATTCTCCAACAGAAATACAGTCAACCGCCAGGTCTGCGAGAACAGTAAATGCAACAATCACCGCTTTAGGTGATGAAATGGAATCGAATATTATTGTGAGTGCAAGTTCAACTGGAATTTCAGAACCTGGTATAACTGTAACTTCTGGTCCTATTTTAGCCACTATTATTGGTAAATATGTGGACCCGTTTTTAGATACTTTTAAATATGTAAGTAAAGGCAGTAGTGATAAAATAGAATCTCCTACAATAATTGTTGGAGTTCAAAATATGCCTTCAAAAAAAGAACTATATGATTTAAATCAAGATACAAGACAGTTTGAAACCAAAACATATCAAATTACTGTTAATTATGATGATGAGTTTTTAGTTCCGAACAAAGAAACATTTATAGTAACACAAAAAATAATGAATGATTTAGAAAGTATTCGTTCATTTATGGACACTTACTACGATTAGGATATAAGATGCCGGCAGCAACAAGAGTTGGAGATGCAGATACCGCACATTGCTCAGGAATGGTTAGAGCAGTAGGTTCTGGCAATGTTTTTGTCAATGGTATTCCTTGGTCTCGGCAAGGCGATGTGAACACAGTTCATTTACTTCCAGGCTCTCCTTGTCCAGCACATAATGCTCCAATTGCCACAGGCTCTTCAAAAGTTTTTGTGAATGGAAAAGGTGCGGGAAGAGTTGGAGATGCTTTGTCAGGATGCACTTCTGTGGCTGCAGGTTCTTCAAATGTTTTTGCCGGAGGTTGAATAAATAGACAATGGCAACAGTTACCACAAACGAAAATTTTGTAAGAGACTTTAGAGACTTAGATTTGAGTTTCAACATTCATCCTGTTCGCAAGGATGTGAATGTGCATAAGAGTGAAAGAGCTGTAATTAACTCTATTAAGAATCTTGTTCTTACAAATCATTACGAGCGTCCATTCCAACCAGAGTTAGGAAGTAACATTCGCAGACTTTTATTTGAGAATGTTGATTCCGTAATGGCCGCACAGATTGAGAGGGAAATTGAAGAAACGATTGAAAACTTTGAGCCAAGAGCACAAGTCTCAAAAGTTACCGCAATTGCAGCTCCAGACGAAAACAAATACGAAGTTGTAATGGAATTTTTTGTAATTAACAATCCAAATCCAATTACAATTAATTTTTTCCTAGAACGGATTAGATAAAAATGGCAGACCGTTTAAGAGTTACCGAACTTGATTTTGACCAAATCAAGAATAATTTAAAGACCTTTTTAAATCAGCAAACTGAGTTTACTGACTATGACTTTGAAGGTTCTGGTCTGAATATTCTATTGGATATTCTTGCATACAATACACATTACAACGCCTACTATTTGAACATGGTGGCGAATGAATCTTTCCTTGACACTTCATTGTTGAGAGATTCTGTTGTGTCTCATGCTAAAACATTAGGTTATGTGCCATATTCCCAAAGAGCTCCAATTGCCACAGTTAATTTTACTGCACAGTCATCAAGCAACACTTTAGGTTCTTTAACAATACCTTCAGGTTTTTCATTCTTATCAAATCAAATTGATAACACATCTTATAACTTTGTTGTTTTAGATGAGATTACAGTTGCAAAAGCCAATAATCAATACTATTTTGAAAACTTAGATATTTACGAAGGTCAATTAGTAACATATGCTTTCAATCACAATCAAGCAACAAATCCAAAACAAGTATTTACATTACCTGATGCAAATATTGACACAACAACAATTAAAGTAACATCAGTTCCTGCCGCAGGTAATACACAAGTTACTGTGTATCAAAAAGTTACTGATGTTTTAGATATCACTACAACCTCTGAAGTTTTCTATTTGCAAGAAAACAAAAGTGGTAAATTTCAAATTTATTTTGGAAATGATATTGTTGGTAAAAAATTACCTGATGGTGCGATTGTTTCGGTAACATATCTCGTTACAAATGGAACCGCATCTAATAAAGCAAACAATTTCATTGCAACAGCAACTCTAATTGATTCACTTTCAGAAGGAATCAACAATTTTACAATCACACCAATCTCTGCCGCATCTGGTGGTGCGGAAAGAGAATCAATCGATGAAATTAAATTTGGTGCACCTGCACAATTTACTACACAAAATCGATTAGTTACTTTTAAAGATTATGAATCATACATTAAGAAAAATTATCCTTCGGTAGATTCTTTGTCTGTATGGGGTGGTGAAGATGAAATTCCTCCAGTTTATGGTAAAGTTTTCATCTCATTAAAGCCTAAAGAAAACTATTACATTTCTGAAACAGAAAAACAAAGAATTGTTGATGATATTATTTCACCAAAAGCAATTGTTTCTGTTGGTGCAGAAATTATTGATCCACAATTCTTGTATCTTTTAATCGACAACTATGTGGAATATGATAAAAACAAAACAACTCAAAGTGCCGAAGCAATTAAAACTTCAATTCGCAATGCAGTTTTAACTTATAACAATACAAATTTAAACAAGTTTGCCTTT